GAATCAATTGCGAGCGCTTATGTAGATAAAACAAATCAGCCATTAGACGATATTTTAGAATTAATGAATAAAGAAACATGGCTTACAGCTCAACAAGCCGTTGAACTAGGATTTGCAGATGAAGTAATGTTTTCTGAGAATGCGCCAAAACTTGTTGCAACGACAGGCGGTGGTCTATCACCAGAAGTCATCAACCGTATGAAAACAATGATGAATAAAGAACCTGTTGTAAATGTGAATGTAGACATAGATGAAATTGTAAATAAAGTAATCGGAAAAATGAATACACAAAGCGAACCACCAAGCCCTTGTAATAAAGGGTTTGGACGGTTCGTTTTTTAACTTAACTAGGAGGTCATATACATGACAATTAATTTAACAGATGATTTTAAAACAGCGCGTCAAAACTTCTTAAATGCCGTACAAAACGGTGAATCAGAAGAAAAACAAGGCGAATTATATGCTGAAATGATTAATGAATTATTTGAAGAAACAAAAAAACAAGCGCGCGATGAAGCTGAAAAATTTGCTGCCAAAACACCGGCTGAATTAAAAATGACTGCACAAGAGCGCAAATTTTTCAATGCGATTAATACGGAAGTAGGCTACAAAGAAGAAACGCTTTTACCAGAAGAAACAATTGATCGCATCTTTGAAGATTTAACAACGGCCCATCCATTATTAGCTGAAATTGGTTTGAAGAATGCCGGACTACGCTTAAAGTTCTTGAAATCAGAAACCTCTGGTGCAGCGGTATGGGGTAAAATCTTTGGGGATATTAAAGGTCAATTAGATGCAACATTCAACGATGAAGTAGCGATTCAACATAAATTAACAGCATTTGTTGTCGTACCAAAAGATTTAACAGATTTTGGCCCGGCGTGGGTATCTGCTTTTGTATCAGCTCAAATCGATGAAGCATTTGCTGTAGCGCTTGAAGCAGCGTTTCTTGCCGGTGATGGAAACGATAAGCCGGTGGGGTTAAATCGCCAAGTACAAGAAGGTGTTTCTATTGTAGGTGGCGTTTATCCTGAAAAAACAGCACAAGGCGAACTAACATTTACAGACTCTAAAACAACTGTTAAAGAATTAACATCAGTATACAAGCACCATTCGACAGATGAAAAAGGAAAAGCTGTATTAGTAGATGGTTTAGTTGCAATGGTAGTTAATCCAGCAGATGCATGGGATGTAAAAGCGCAATATACATCACTAAATGCAAATGGCGTGTATGTAACAGCACTACCTTTCAACTTAAAAATTATTGAATCTGTTGCGCAAAAAACAGGTACGGTATTAACATTTGTAAAAGATCGTTACGATGCCTATGTTGGTGGCGGTATTACACTTCGTAAATATGATCAAACGTTGGCCATTGAAGATTTAGATTTATACACAGCAAAACAATTTGCATATGGTAAAGCGAAAGATGATAAAGCTGCGGCGATTTGGACACTTGCGATTCCCAGCTAATGCCGGCTCATTAAACGTGTCGGCTAGCCCGAATGCTAAGAGCGCCAATATTTCATGGGAGGTTGAATAATGGCTACGATTAAAAATAATGGCGTTGTGGTGTCAGAAGATGCTACATCGCCTTTTAGTTTGCAAAATTTAACACCAAATACGGCCTATACCGTCGAAGTTGAAGAAAATGGTGCTACAGGTTCTGTTCAATTTACAACAACGGATATTGTACCTGGTGCCCCAACTGTTACGGTGACAGCCAAAGCAGGAGCCATTGACTTCACAATTGTGGACGGTACAAACGATGGCACAGCGATTACTGGCTATACCATTTATTACACAGATGGTACAACGCCTAAAACGCAAAACAGCACAACTAAAACAGGTACTATTACGGGTTTAACAGATGGTACGCAATACTCGATTCAAGCCACAGCTAAAAATGGCAAAGGTGAATCAAGTAAATCTGCAACTGTAAACGCAACGCCTAAAACAGCTGTTACCGGTGTGACAATAACACCTACTACTGCAACTGTGGATGTAGGTAAAACGACAACAATTACAGCTACAGTAGCACCAGCCAATGCGACGAATAAAGCTGTAACATGGGCATCGGGCACGCCGGCTAATGCAACAGTTAATGCATCAACTGGGGTAGTAACTGGTGTGAAAGCTGGTACATCGGTTATCACTGCGACAACTACAGATGGTAACAAGACTGCAACAAGCACAGTAACGGTAACGAATCCAGTAGTTGCAGTTACTGGTGTGACATTAGATGCTACGACAGCAACGCTTGATATTGCAGGTACAAAACAACTTACGGCAACTGTAGCGCCAACAACAGCGACAAATAAAGCTGTTACTTGGTCTACAAGTGCAGCAGCTATTGCGACTGTAAGCTCAACTGGTTTAGTAACAGCTGTAGCCGAAGGTGAAGCAACGATTACCGTTAAAACAACAGACGGTAATAAAACAGCGACATGCGTCGTAACTGTTAATCCAGCCGGTTAGGAGGGATTGCATTGAATGAATTATTAAAAGCCTTTAAACGTCGTATGAAAATCTTCCACACAGCAGAAGATGAAGCATTATTAACTATCATTTCTGCGTCTGTGGAGGATTTAAAAGTGAAATGTGGTCAATTCGATGTGGCATCGCATGAACGTGCTAGAGAGCTTGTTATGGAGCGCTCACGCTATGTTTATAACGACAAGCTCGAAGAATTTGACACCAATTTTTTATCTCAAATCCAATCGCTGCAGTTTGAACTATATGAGGTGATTGAAGATGGCACGACAACTTACTAGCGGTGATTTACGGACACCTATTACGTTCTTTAGTTATGAGCCTGTACCAGGTTTCAATATAGGAGAACAAAAAAAGGAAACGTTACATTATTGCTTTTGTGAAATCTATGCATCCAGTCAAAAGGATTTAGAAATCTTAAAAACGGTGCATGCAAAAGAATCTATCACGATTAATATTCGTGATCCGCTAATGGATTATATTCCAGACCATACACATTTTGCAGAGATTGGCCACTATCGCTATACCGGAAAGGTTTGGAATATCGTTGAAGTAAGACCAGATGCACAATCACTAGGTTTTATTAACATCGTATTGGGGGTGGTTTAATGAGTGTCGAATTTCATGGTTTAGCCGAAATCCAACAGCGTTTAAAACAAATGATGTCCGAAAAAGAGTTTAAAAAGCTAACAGATAAAGCTGTAACTGCCGGTGCAACTGTGATGGAGAAAGAGATAGGTAGACGTTTGGAAATAACGTTAGGCTCTAAATCTCAAATAGATTACAGCACAGGTGCAACAGTTGACGAGATTGTCATGAGCAAACCGAAATCAAAGCGTGGTGCGCGTACTGTTCAGATTGGTTGGAATGGTCCATTAGAGCGTTATCGTATTATCCATTTGAATGAAAATGGATATAAACGCGATGGGAAGTTTTACGGTCCGCAACTAGGCGGTTACAAGCAAATCGCAAAAGCTATGGAAACTAAAAAACAGGAAGTATTTGATGCAACGCGAAGGGAGATGGCCAAACGTTTATGAGAGATTTGATGATGGAAATTAATCAGGCATTACGCGAAAATGCGCTCATTGCAACAAGTTGTGGTGACCGAATTAAACCTTACGAATACGCAGAAACAGGCGATTTATTCGGTCCATTTATTATTATTACACCGTCACAGCCAAGCAAACCAAGTAGCTATGGCAGTAACATAAACCATAGTGAAAGCTACTACTACCAGATTAATGTGGAAGCAACAAGCCGAGGAGTCCGGGACTCTTTAGCATATGAAGTACGAAAAGTTATGAGGACACTTGGATTTGAACAACAAGCCGGTGGACTGGACACATATTTTAAGGAAACAAAGCGCTACGTAAACACACGTTTATATAGCGCTATTTTATTTAATCAAAAAGAGGAGGAAAATGAATGAATGCAGTAGGATTTGAAAAAGCGGAAATCGCGGTATTAGATGCCAATTTCCAAACAACAGAAGAAAACATTTTTACACTTGAAGGAAAAACAGATAAAGGGGCAACACGCTCATTTAGTGTAGAAGGATTAACAGCTGAAGCTGTGAAACAATTCGGTTCAAACATTCCTTATCGTACAGCAAAACGTGGTATCGGTGACTTATCTGCGACTTTAACAGCGATTGATGTACCACTTGATTTTGAAATGACGATTCTTGGTATTGCAAAATCAACAGAAGGTTTCTACGAAGGTGGCGATGATACAGAAGCACCGTATACAGCGACTATCTTCTATGATAAAACGCCACAAGGTGAACCGTATGCGATTGCACTTTATCGCGGATCATGGTCACGAAATTCACTTGAAGGTGAAACACTTGAAGGTGAAAACAAAGAATTGCCAGAAGAAGAATACACAATGGCGTGTGTTGTTGGCGATGATAAAAAAGGTTACGGAATTGCAGTAGGTGCCGAACAAGTAGCAGCATTACGTGCCAAAGCATTTAAAGTTACACCCAGCGGTGGCGCTTAATGTGAGCGCTACGCCAGAGGCAAAGCAAGCCAATATTACATGGCAATAATTAAATCAAAATTCAATGAAGCACTCCGTTTTGGGGTGCTTTTTTATTTATCTAAAATACGGGAGGGCTATTAAATGGCTATTTATGAATTAAAACTAATGAAGAAAAAAGAAATTGTGGACGGAAAAGAACAATTCGAATATGAAACACGTAAGTTAGACTTTGTATCAATTAGAAAAACACACGAAGCGCTAAAAGTAAAAGCTGAATTAGAAAAAATGGCCAAGGAAAAAGAACCAGACGAAAATGCGATGTTAGGCAAACAAATCGAATTTGTTGCAGACATTTTTGGAGTGCCATCGGACGATATTTGGGAAGGTATGGATGCATCGATTGGCGCAGTAACAATCAAAAAACTTTTTGAAAAAATCTTAGGTGTGGAAGAATTGGAAAAAGAAGAAGAAAAAAAGATGGCGAAAATGATGAAGTACATGCAGAAATAACGTATGAAGCATCATTAGAAACCATTGATAAATTGTATAAATCATTTATGGAAAAC